TGCAAGTGTTCAAGGCAGCCAGGGTGATACTAGCATTCGCAACGATGTTCGTTGTCCTTGTTTTGGTCGTAGCAGATCCATTCATCGCGCCCCAAACACTGACATCGAGCAGACTGACAGTGCTCTTACTGTTCGTTGGCGTGATGTTAGGCGTCGACATGATCGCGAATCGATTACCAGACAACTATTCAGTAACGGTCTCATCGGAGGACGATGATTGACGCGTTTTCTATCGCGCTGCTGAGCGAGCTTACTGGCGTCGTCGCAATATGCATCGCGATATACTTGCAGCTCGTCGGTGGGCGCCGAGTGCCACCATATTACGTGATGATGTTTTTCTTGTTCGGATGCGGAATACTGCTCGTCCACTCCGGAAACGGTGTGCTACCGGCGGCGTATCCGCTCGGACTTCGGGCACTCGGAATCATTCTGATACTCGTCGGTGAGCTGTTCGCTGGATATCATATCAGCAAAGAATACGACGTCAACGAGCCGATCAAAGAGTACAAAGAGGTGTTAGAATAATGGCATCATGGAGCGGCGATGATCTGAGAAAGGTTCCACTCCCTGACGATCTCAGTGAGTGCAACACACAGCAGCGTCGTGCGTACATTTACAAGCGCGTGCATGAAGAGGGGCACCCGTCACTCATCGACAAAGTCAAAATCTCTAAAGAGCTCGATATCAGCAGACGCCAAGTGTACTACGACCTTGACGTGATCGCCGAGTTCGTCGACGAACACGTTCTCGGTGGCACGCATACGGGGCACAACTACACGGTTTTCGAAAAGGCGAAGCGTGAACTGATGCGTCGTGGTGACTGGAAAGGCGCTGTCGAGGTGCTTCAGGAAGAAGCAGAGTGGCTCGAACGTCGTGGCGCGATCGACAAAGAGCCTGACGAAGTCGATGTCGAGGTCGAGTGGCGTCAGTTCATCGAGACCGATGAGTAGCGCATCACCTGCGAATTACACGTCCGGTGACGACCGATACATTCGATTCGCGGAAGACTTTCTGAGTCTGAAACTCGCAGACACACAGAAACGAATTCTGAGATCGGTCGCGAACAATCGCCGTGTGCTCATCATCAGCGGCAACGGCGTCGGTAAGTCATTCAGTGTCGCGTCGCTGTGCGATGCGTTTCTATACACGAACTCTGATAGCACGTCCTTAGGGACGTCTGGCTCGTACAGTCAATTCGTCGACACGATGTGGCGCCCGATGAAGTCGATGGCCAAGGATCTCAAAGAGGAACACGGACTACCCGGCAAAATCTACGAGGGCAATCAGCCCAAGATAGAAATCGACGACGAGTGGTATTTCAAGGTCGTCGCGCCGCGCGACCCGGGTGATCTCGAAGGCCGACACGCATCTGACGTGCTCGTGGTCATCGAAGAGGCTGACAAAGAATACATCAGTGAAGAGCATTTCGATTCGGCTGGCTCGTCGATTACTGACGCGAACGACAGAATGATCGCAGTCGCGAATCCTCCTGATGACGAGGCGAATATCATCTACGATCTGAAGCGACCCGGATCGAGATGGGAAGTTATTCAGTTCAGTTCGTTCGAGTCACATAACGTCAAGGTCGATGCTGACGAGATCGACGATACACACATTCCAGGATTAGTGGATCTGCCGACCGTCGCAGAAGACTGGGAAATATGGAATGCAGAACACTGGCCGCACGCAAAAGAGACGTTCGAGCAGCACTTCGACAGCGAATACCCTGGGGTAGACGTACTGAACGACAGACTCGACGACGGTATCATCAGCCGAGATGAGCTACTGGAGATTCTGCGACCCGGATACGACGAGGCCAAATACGCACATGAGCAGCGTGATAATCTCGACTCGAGATGGTACCGTCGTCGTGCAGGCGTCATTCCACCGGACAGCGCCCGAACACATCGACCGTTCACGATCGCGCAAGTTGAAGACGCGTACGAAAGAGACGCCGAGATCACAACGCCAACCGCACAGGGAATCGGTATGGACGTCGCACGACAGGGCGGCGACATGAACGTTCTCTGTGCCGTGCACGGTGACTCTATCGTCTGTCACGATACGTGGAGCGGCGTCGATCACACTGTCAACGAGCAGATGATTCGAAATTACGTCGAGGACTGGCCAGATGTCACGATGGCAGTCGACGCACAAGGCGAGGGGTCCGGACTCGCCGACAGAGTCAACAGCTTCTGGAACGACACCGTTCGATTCAGGTCAGGTGAGGAAGCTGCAGAAGACACGGAATACTACGATCGTTGGACCGAAGGTCTCTATAAACTCGGTCAGTTCTTGCGGGATGGCGGCTCGTTCTCGAGTCGCACGATGAGACGCCAGATGCTCGCAGCAGCACGAAACGTCGAATTCGAAGAAAAACACTACGACTCGCGCGATGCTACCGTGCTCAAGGCGACATCGCGAGACGCTGTCAAGGAAGCGTTAGGCGAGTCACCAGACGTCCTTGACTCGGCGTACATGGCAGTCTGGGCAGCATCTGATGCGCCAGCAAAGGATCGTGGCAAGCAGAGGGTGGTGTGGTAATCATGGCAGGAACAGGTTCGTACGTCAGAGCGGCGCATGGATTTCAAAAGGCAATTAGTGATCAGCGTGCGTTCGCGTTTGATACTACGTTACTCGAGCCTACTGATAATGTCAATATACTGTTAGAGAACAACACCGTCGCGAATCAGCAACCGAAGTCGTTCACTGTAGTCAAAGTCGCTGCGTTTGCCGACTTCACTGATTCGAACGAGCTATTACTCAATCCGGACACGGACACGCCGTCTACGAACAACGGCGCAGATCCTGTCAATCTGAACGGCGGCGACTCGCCAGGGACTGACATGGATTGGCTCGTCGAAGACATGGCGAACCCGATGAGCGGCAGTGATTTCGATACGAATCCCGAGATGATAGTCGACGCGGAGTACTCGAGTCGTGAGTACGCGTACGTCTTGCGACCAGGTGATTCGATCGGAGTGAATGTTCCGTCTGGAGTAGTCACGAGTCCGCAAGTGAAACTTTCGATCTTCGGCTACGAGGAAGACGTATGAGCAGCGTGACATGGAACGGAACTGAGTACAGTGAGGACGCATTCGAGACTGCGACTCGATTCGTTATGAACGGCGCGGGCACGAGTTCACGAGGCGAAGTTCTTCGCAGACTCGGACGTCAGTATGACGGCGACCGTCAGATCTATGACGTTCTCGGATATCCGCGCGAGATCGACGAAGAAGACTATCGAGCACGATTCGAGCGACAAGACATCGCGAATCGTATTATCAAACTGCCTGCAAACGACACGTGGCGAGAGGCGCCGACAGTCGTCGATGATACACGGCCGGAGGACGAAGACGAAGAAAGTGACTTCGAAGAAGCATTCAGCAGACTCGCAAAGCAGACGCGTCTGTATCATTACCTTCGTAGAGTCGACATCGTCTCTGGTATCGGCGAATATGGACTGTTATTCGTCGGATTTCGTGACGGGCAGCCGTTAGACGAAGAAGTCAACGAGGGCGCGCTGAGCGGCCCTGAAGATATTGCGTTTTTCACGCCGTTTGCACAAGACCATGTCGACAGTTGGATTCTCGGTAAAGACACCGGAATGGATCCGACTGATGAACGGTACAATAAGCCGACTCAGTACAGTGTCGATTTCGGCGACATAGACGACGACAGCGACAGTGACATCCGAGACGTTCATTGGACTAGATTTATTCATATCGCAGAAGGAAAGCTCGAGTCTGACATCGTCGGCGAGCCCCGTCTGAAACCGGTGTTCAATCGACTTATCGACCGAGAAAAAGTACTCGGCTCGTCTGCTGAGATGTTCTGGACTGGCGCCGCGCCGAAGTATCAGTTCGACATCGACAGTGACAACTCAGCTGACATTCCTGACGACGAGCTGGACAGACTCGACAACGAGGTTCAGCGACTGGTGCACGATATGCAGCAGTACGTGAAGACGTTCAACACCGATATCGAGCTCATCGACGGTCAGCAAGTCGATCCAAGCGGCATCATCGATCAAATCGACAAGACAATATCCGGACAAACTGGCATTCCAAAACGAGTGCTAGTTGGCTCTGAGCAGGCTGAGCTAGCATCGACACAGGACCGTGCGACGTGGTTTGGTCGAGTCGACACACGACGTAATCGATTCGCCGAACCGAGCGTGTTACGGCCGACCATCGATAGATTCGTCAGATACGGTATTCTACCGCAGCCGTCCAACGAACGATACGACATTCACTGGCCGAATCTGTTCGAGCTCAACGAAGTCGAGAAGTCCGAAGTCATGGACAATCGTGCAGATGCACTAAAGAAAATCTCGCCACAAGGAAGCACCGATCTGATCGGAACGCCAAAAGAGTTGTTCGAATTCATGGCAGAAGGAAAGAACATCGACTTCGAAGATCAGATCGATCCGCTAGCAGTGCCAAATCGACAGGAAGAGCTCGGCATCTCGCCCGAAGATGACATAGACGGCAGGGAGGACATCGATGGCGTCTAATACATCGCGATTTAGTCTGAACACGTACGATCAGGGTGACACTGGATGGGATCACACCGACGTCGTCGAGCACGTCGACGAGAACGCGATCGGACGTGGCACGTTCAGTGGCAGACCGTCTAACGGTACGTACAACAACGAGCTGTACTACGCGACCGACGTGTACATTCTATACAGATGGGACGACAACACTGGCGTGTGGGAAGAGGTTTCGGGATTCGGCACGAACTCGAATTCGCTTACACGAACGCCGTACTTCGATGCGATTGATCTGAATTCGATCAGCTCTGCTGACGTCACTGCGATTACGATCGACGGAAATCAAAACGTTCGACTGGAAAACGGCGATCTCGAAGACGATAGCGGTAACACGATATACGACCTGTCCAATAACTGGGTGCCACAGACACGACTCCAAAACGACAGTCTCACTGTTTCAGCAGGCAATGGTCTGAAAGACGGCGGTAGCGTCTCACTCGGTGGATCTACGACTGTCAATATCGAGCCCGCTGACTTTGCCGGAAGCGGACTGTCAGACGACGGCTCTGATGACTTGCAAGTCAATCTTGGAAACGCACTTTCGCTAGACGGCTCGGATAGCATCGAGATACCGACCGATGCGATTCAGACTGGTGAGCTAGATTTATCTATCACACCGACGTGGACAGGACAGCATACGTTCAACTCGGGCATAGACGTCGCAGACGAGCTAAGGGAGGACGGAGTACTTCTCTCACGCGACGCTGATGCGACATTCTATGTAGACGAAGCTAATGGCAACGACACGAATGATGGAACCACAGCATCGAGTGCGTTCGCGTCATATGAACGAGCATTAGAAGAAGTCGCCAGATTCACAGACGGAATAATACAGATTCGGCAGATCGGCGACTACAACAGCGAAGTCAAAGTTCAAGGACGATTTGCAGGCCCACAGTCGGCAAGAGACATTCATATAGAAATACTTGGTGATAGCGAGAAAGACGGCCGGTACACTGATGCTTCGAATATGGAGTCAATAAATGCGACCGTGAGACTCTACGCATCTACCGGTATCAATCTGAACAATCTGCATCTCAATGGCAGAGTATGGATTCAGGGGGTTGCTCCGTTTCAACTCGGTCGCTGCAAGCTCGGCTCTGATGGCACGTTGTTCGTTTACTGTAAGGGCTCTCAGGGCGACTTAGCGAAGTGTGGATTCGACCCACAATCACAAGATCCTGATTTCGGCGTCGTCGCTTTCGGTAGTGCCGTCGTTGGCGTCGGAGGCAACACGACGTTTGACAACTGGGATCCGAGTACAAAGGACACATTCTTCGGTAACGCTGGCATCGTGTTTGACGACGAATGGGAAGACGGTAACGAATACAAAGAGGGAGATCTAGGACGACGGGGCAACGTTTTTCCGACAGATGGATTTGTTCTCGGCGCGCCTGCGATTGATCGTGGACTTCGAGGAAAGCCGCTAACGGAGGTCGGCGGCGAGACGGACGCTGCAAACGGTGATGTTCGTGCAGCGAACGGCGCATCGATACAGGCAAGAAACGCAGCTGATACTGCTGACTTTGGAATAACGTTCAACGCTAACGACAAAGTAGAGACGAGCGCGTCAGTCGTCCCTGATGCTGCAGGCACGAAAGACGTCGGAACGAGCACGACGCACTTTAACGAGATGCACGCAGCCGACTTCATCTCGCACTCTCCGAGTCCTCGTGATTCGCGAGTCG